ACCTATTAACCTGGCAAGAACATTACTAAAACTAGGAGATCTTTCAGCTATCTCATCATTATTTGTTTTTGCATCTCTAGCTTGTTGCTTCGCATTTTCTAATAGTTGTCTGTGGTCAAACTCACCAAATAATTCTGGATTTAATTTTATTATAGATTCAAATTTTTTAGCACCTTTTTCATAGTTTGTGTATCTGCTATCGCTAAATATTCCCATCTGCAAATAGAAGCCAGGATTTACAATATTATCTTTTATGCCTAACCTATCTCTATTTTCTTCCATAATGTCTATGTATGGCTGCCATTGCTCTTGCATCACAATAGCTTCTGATACTGAAGTATTGTTATATTCACTAAAATTATAAGCAGCTTTCATGTTTTCCATAAAAGATGATTCACCTTTACTGACAACAGTACCAGGTGCGCCTATTATACTTTCTTGTTCTGTGTAAAGAAAACTCATTGAGTTACGCCATGATAACGTAAGGCGTTAAGTTTTATTTGATTACCGCTAGTATCAGCTGCAATTAAAAAATCATTTTCACCAGGCGTACCTCTAGCTAAAGCATAAACGCCATCACCTACTGCATAAAGGTTAAATTTTTTATCGTTAATATCTTCTAGTAATTTAGGATCAATAGTAATCCCTTGAGCGCTTAAATTGTCTACAGTTATATTCTTCATCATATCTTCAAGCTGATCTGCATCTAATTGTTTTGGGATTAATGTTGGATGTCCATCTACATCATCAACACCACCATTTTCACCTTGCAAGCCTAGTGCAATCTTTGCAGCTTTTTCATATAATTTAGGTCGAAAAAACTGTTCGCCAGCATCTAATGCAAGTTTGTTATAAATTAAATCAGTTACAGATTTTGCTGCACCTTGAACCGCTGCTGGCATAAACTGCAAAGCATTTCCTACTGTCCTGGAATATTCTGTATTAGTATTTATATTTGTAATTTCTGGTGCTTTACGATTATTGTTTTTTAGATCTAATCCTTGCATTGCAAGCTTTGCATTTTCTAATAACCCAAGCTTCATTAAACCACCAAGATGAGCTAGTTCTGGTGCGCCTTTTTGTGAAAGCTCTTTTAGTACATCCTGGGAGTGTCTACCAAATCCCTCGTTGATTTTATTTAATACAGCAAGCTTTGCATCTATAGTTGTCTGACTATTATCAAAAAAAGATTTTAGTGAATTAGCTTCATTGTCTTTTAAGAACTTAACTTGGCTACCATATTGAGCGGAAACAGCGTTAGCTTCGTTAATTCTTTTGCCTACTCTAACTGCAAAATCACCAACATTACTTTTATCACCTGGATAAGTTCCTTGTGTATCTACAAAGTTAATAGGTGTAATTGATGTATTACCAGATCTCTCAGCAAAAGTAAGAGGATCTGTTTTAAGCTTAGACCTCATGTTTGTTTCCAAAACTTTAAGATCATTAATTATTTCAGTTTCTAATAAAGTGTTATTACCTGGATCACCAACACCAGGAATACCATCAGTTGAATATTTTGTTATTTCAGCTGATAATGAATTTAGATTGGTTTTTCTAGCAATATCAAAGATTGTTTTTTTAACTTTTAAATTATTAGCTAACACTCTTAATTCTGCACCATCAACACCCATAGATTTTGCTCTATTCTCCAGGCCGCTGATTGTGTCTACGCTTATTGTACCGCCACTTGTTAAGATCTTATTCGCATCTTTTAAATCAGATTTCAAAATAACAGCTTGTTTTTTTACTATAGATTTTTCATTAGTTATATCAGTTCGCAAACTTCGTACTAAAGCTCTTGTGCCAATAACACCTAAGCTTTCTGGCGGTTTCTTTTCTAAGGTTTCTAAAAAAGATTCCTTGCCCTCTAAAGTTCCAATATTTTGAAATGTATTTACAATACTATTTTTTAAAATATCTTGTTGAGCAGCTTGTTTCTTTACACCAGTTTCAACACTTGTCCAATATCCAAGGCCTTGTAATTTAGCGTAAACACCATTCTTACCAAAAAGTTCTTCTCTTGCTTGTGCTTTTTCTGCTTCATTGCCTATGACAGCCTGGCTTTTTAATTGCTCTATAGTCGCAATATGAATGGAAGCTTGCTCATCAATACGTCTATTAGATGATGTTGTTCTCACAGAGATACTTTTATTGGTAAAGCTTGTATCAGCTTTAACTAAAAAATCATTCAATGCAGCCTTGCTTTTAAATTCTTTAGATAAATTTTTCTTTAATACATTTGATTGCGCTTGAAAATAAACATCAGAATCATTCGGATTCATTGTTCTTGCTTTTAATGCTGCATCATTTAATCCCTGGTTATAATCTAAAACACCTTTTGCAAGCTCTGCTTCATATTGATTTTTCATTTCAGCTTCAAAGAATAAAAGTTTTTTCTTTTCTGCTGCTTCAAATGTTTGTGTTTCTTTTCTTTCAGCTAACTGTAAAGCGTTTAATGATGCAGTTTGTCCAGCTTGACCTAACCTTGCTACTGCCTGGCCAGTCTGTGAAAACTGTCCTGGATTAGCTTGAACAGATAATCTACCAGCTCCAGTATTAATTTCTCTTGCTGTTTGCCTTGTGTAACTAGGAACTTTCATCAACCATACCTCGACTGAACATTTTGTCTTTGTAAATTAATATTAGATTGAATACCCTGGCGGCTTAGATCTGCACTACCTTGAATATTTGCTGCACTTGTAAATCCAGAAAGCAAGCTTGTTCCAGCATTTATATTACCAGCGGCCATTGCATTTCTTCCATACAATCTATTTAAACTACCTTGCATCCTATTTTGCACAGCGCTTTGCTCTAAATCTTGTTGTCCTATAGCAGCATTATATTTCTTTATTGCTATTTCTTCATCAGCTTCTTGAGCGTTTGCTAGAGCTATTTTGAGCGGCGTACCACCCTCAGCCACAAAACCATTATATCTAAACGCCTGGCTTGTTGCATCTTGTAGATCTGCAAATTGTCTTTTAAACCTGGCAATATCTAACTCACTAGCTATCTTAAGTTGAACTGCATCTTGTTCGTCTGCTAAAGCGTTGCGGTCATTTATATCTGCATTGAAATCGTTTGCTGCTTTTTGTTGTCTGCCAACAGCTCTAGCGCCATTGGCCGCTACTACTGACGTAATTATAGTTGATGCTATTGCCGCTTCAATACCCATTAAAATACCTTTGCAAATCTAAAATAATCGCTACCATCTGGACCATATTTCTTCATAAGGCCCTCATTTTCTAAACCAATAAACTGTGCAAATCGCTGTGCTTCTGGCCAATCTGCTCTTACTGCTGATTGAATACGAACAAGCTTTTGTTCTTCTATTAATATTTTTAAATATTTAAATACTATTTTTACTATTGGCCTTACCTGGTGATGAACTTTATCTGTAGATAAAAACCATACTTCAGCTACGCCAGGCCATAATTGTTTAATACCGCCGCAAGCTATTAAATGACCATTATCAATGGCGCTAAACGATTGACCTGGTACATATAAACTTTCTGCAAAATCTAAATATTTACTTATGTGGTGCGGCGCACCTTTATTCATTTTACCATCTAAAATTTCTTTGCCATGTTCTGGCTTATAATCTGCAACAATCATTGATCGAAAGTTTGCAACCTTGGGAATATAGCAAGAATAGTTGTAGGTAATGGCTGGTTTTGTTTTACAACAATGAATCCATCATTATCATATCCACCTCTAAACTCGACTTCTTTATCTCCAGTAAACATAGGCAAGGCATTTCCCATAGCATCTGCCGAGCTTCTAAATGGTATTCTATCTATTTCGCTTTCTGAACTACCAACCTGGATTCCAACAGTTCTAAATAATCTTAGTGTTATATCGTGTATTCTTTTTATTTTACCCTGGGCAGTTCCCTCTGTACCGCCAGCATCCACTCTCATGGTTTGTAGTGTTGAATTAAAAGCTAATCCAATATGCGCTTTTGTAGTTGATCTATCTAAAGTTATTGCGCCAGAAGATACAGTTTTAGTAGGATGAGTTGCACCATTATTTAAAATAGAAACTGTTTGGCCCTCTAAATGATTTAATCCAGATATATTAGTTGCAGCAGATCCAGTATAAGTTAAACCACTATCTACAAAAAAAGCATCTTCAACATCAGTTCCAAAATCAAATGAAGAAAATGTTTCTATATATCTAGCTGTTGCACCATTAATAGTTCTTTTGACAACAAGGTAAACATTATCCTCATTCAAATCACCAGGAACAACCGCAACACTTTCTACAACAGAATTGCCAGATCCAAATGAGCCACCAATAATATGTTCATGCCATCCAACAACTTGTTCTTCTCGTCTATATGTCATGCCAACAAAACGACCATCAGTTAAAACACACCACACAATATTGTCTGGCTCTTGCTGAAACGCCATTTCTGTTATACCGCTATCAGTAATATGCTCAGCTAATACTGTTAGATCTGGTGCTTGATAACTATCTGAATCAAAGTTATAAACTAATTCTCTTACTTTTCTTGAAGCTCTTTGCACAAACATTGTTACATTACCAACCTGGATAGGCTGTATATTTGCAGATCCATAATTAGCTTGGCGTTTTATTTGAGCGTTAGTAGGTGATAATGGCTCGGCAGATCCGCTGGCACTTACAGCAAATTCACCGCCACTTGTTCCCACAATTAAAACTCTACTTGATGCAAGGTATCTAATAACATTTACCTGGTTAGATCCTATTGTGTAAGTCAAAGCATCATCTGCATCTATACCATCTGCAAAATCTTCAAAGCTACCACCAACAGAAAAGAATAATGTTTGTGGTTGTGCAGTTGTATTTCCAAAGACAAGCCGCTGTTCAAAAAAAGAAACCGCTGCTGGATGACCAGTTGTTGTACTAAATGCTCCCAGGCTAAAATTGCTATCAGCTACAAGATCACCATTTAAAGTTACAGATTGACCAGCATTTTCATTTACTAAATCCACACTTGGGGAAAATAAAATTGTATCTGCTGTAACCTGGACAATCAATGCAGAGCTTTTATTGTTACCGCTGGTTGATGCGCCGCTTATTGTTACCTTTTGACCTACCTTAAAACCCTCAGTTATAAAACCACCAGCTGTATCTGATATCCTATCGTTATGCTCTAAACCAGTAGAGCTAGGATCGCCCTCAAAAAAAGCTATAGTTGATGCAGTATAAGCTGGCATCAGTTCAGATCTGCCCTCAGCGTTTTCCTGGACAGTTGCAGTTACAGTTGTTGCATTAGTAAATGCTGTTATTTTTGCAAACCCATCATGTAGTTTTACTAATCTTCCGACATCAGTAGACACAAAGGTTGATGCACTTGCTGTAATAGTTTTGCCACTACCAGTTCTGCCATTAGCTGTTAATGTTGTATCAGTTATATTTGGATCTTGCATAGGACCTCGCAAGAACGCTACTTCTGATATTGTCCATGCAGTATGACTTGTCCTTGTTATTTTTTGAACTGGATGGGATGGATGCACTAAGTACATAACATCTGCGCTTTGTGTAAATTTAATGCCAGATACTTGAGCGGTGGTGTAAACTGTACTTACTTCTATTGCATTAGAGCTGCCATCAACAACAGTTCCGCCATCTTTATGTATTCTAAAATATTGATTACCAAACTCTAAAACGTAAGCTTGCTCTACGTTAAATTCAAATGGTATTAGCCTGGTAAAGTTTGCACTAGCTTTGACTGTATTTACATACTTCGTTCCAGGTCTACGACTAGCACCGCCATGAGGATGTATAATAAAATTTTGTAATTTTTTACACCCATTAAAATATTTACTTACGTCTGTTCTTCCCTCTAACCTGGGAGATAATTCACCAGCTGTGAAATTATTAAATGGTGGTGAAGCTTTCGCCATCTATAATCTCGCATTAATAAAGGTGTTGGCTGAGATAACTTCACTATCTGTTATACTTGCAGTATTAGTTGTGTTGCCCTCAGTTGCATCAACAAACCTTGCTTCTTTTAATTTATCTCTATAAAGAGTTGCAAATTGTCCAGCTAACGTAATACTGCCAGACAAAGAGTAAGCAACGTCTGCGGCTAAAGCTGCCACAATAGTTTCAAGAAGCAATGTATCATATTGATTTGGATCAGTTATTTTCCCAACAAACACTACGTTAAGAGTGCTTTCATCACAAAGTATTTTGCGGCCCTCAATCTCAAATTTAATTTCTGGATCTGAAAGTTTTAAAACTCGCAGACAAAATGGATCAGTAGGTAATGTGAACTGACTTGCATATGTAAAACCAGGTGATGTTGAATCAGCCGCTATCGTTTGCCTGGTAATTAAACTATTCCAGGGATGAGATCTAAAAACAGCATCCCTTACAAATTCATAGCGCTGGTTACATATTCTAGCAGCTTTACTATCTTCAGTAAGGGCAATGATATTTGATGCACCTATCTGATTTAAAGCTGAATTACATATATCTACTACTGAAGCCATAATAATTCCTATAAAAAAGGACAGCATATTTCTATGCTGTCCTAAAAGTTTAGTTTACAACGTATTGGATCATGAAAGCCATATCACCAGCACTACCACCAGCAGCATCAAATGTTGCCGCTATATAGTAATATCCGCCTGGATCAACAGTATCACCAGCTTGAACATGAAGTCTTTGTCCAGTAGTTTCTAAACCTAGAGCTTCGTAACGTAGTTCTGCAATACCAGCTCCATCCGCAACAGAAGTGGCAAAGATGTCAATGTCCTTAACCGCACCAGCACTTGTGTATATACCAATATCATAAGTACAGCTGCCGCCTAGTGCATCAGATCCAACTTGGATTGAAGTCACAACAGCTTGGCTTGGGATTGGTGCAAGCATAACAATGTCTGCATTACCAGTATCACCAGCTTCCAAAGCTACGTTGCCTTGAGCAATACGAACTGAACCGCTTAATAATGCAGCATCATTCATTACGATTGGAGAAGCTTCATAGTTCGCTATGAGCGTTGAGTTTTTTGTAGTCATATCAAATACTCCCTATTAAGCTGATTCATCACAAAGGACAGAAACTACTTTAGCTTCTTCCATTCGTGTCGAACCAAAGGTTGAACAATAAAAGACTTGAGTCGCATAAGACTTATCTGCACGCTCATCAATCTTCGCCATAACGTCTTTACCAACAGCCAGTTTTAATCCATCTTCGGCCCAGGCAAAACAAGTTCTAATATTAGATGCCACAGCTAACCTAGTTGACATTATAAACTTGAATCCCATGAACGTATCCACCTCACCTTGAACGAGAGATTTTATAGAATTAAAATCAGCAGATTGTACTTGAGTTGTACCAAGTAAAGCTTCAATTTGAGCTGGAGCGACAGCAATATATCTTGGAATAGAAGCATCAACAGATCCCTCATCCAAAATTTTCTTTGCCTGGATTAGTTTTGCTAAAGTTAAATCAGCAGATCCATGAGCAATGATATTGCCACTTACCATATCAGTTGACGTACCACCAGAACTTCCTGTTTTAGATGTTCCTGTAGCGGCTGATATAATTGAATCATCCATAGCTCTACCCATAGCAGCTGCGGCTGCTTGAGCATAAGTTGATGTAGGATCAATTAACATACGAACCTTGTCACTATCGTCTATCA